TAGTTAGGCAAGACTATATTTGTTTAATTATTTCCCGTCGTATAGAAGACTGGGCTCGAGGTACAGGATGACCGCCTCTGTAATGCCCTAATATAGTATCGGACTAAGCAACTCGCATAATGTCTTTCGTTCTCCCGGCAACGGGAGAAGTACGTCCACACAATCTGCATAATATTAAAAAGCTTCGCTGAAGAAAAATGTTTTAAGACGTGAGTCTTAAAACAGAGTGAGCTTGCTCACTCTCAAATATTAAATTAATGGCATTCCAGTTTTGTTAGTTGTTTCAATATTATCTTTAATAATCTTATACATTATCTTTCTATCTTCATAGCTATAAAGGTATAGCAAATCATTTGCTGTGACTCCTCCTCTCATGTACCATGAGATTTTATATAATTCCTCTTTGAACTCTAAGACTTGAATTTCTAAGTCTTTAATATAGTCTTCAATGTCAGAGTTTGAGGAATATAGGAGCTTTATCCGAAAAAACTTGATTGATCCAAACTTAGTTGGACTTTGTTTTCAGTACCACATTCTGCGCATACTACAGGGGTATCTGGAATTTCCCATAGATTTTTATTTTCTTCTATTTTCTTTTTGATATTACTGAACACTGATCTTTCAACATTTTTCAACCATTCTTCAATGTATTCTTTTTCAGTAACTGACACATCGTCTATAATAACACTCTCAACTGCAAATAAAAATAATTCCAATTGTAATTCACTGAGTTTAATATAAATTTCATTAATTTTAGATTTTTTATCTTCATCACTCATTTCAACTGTTTGATTTAGAATTTTTTGAAGTTTGAAATTTTCCATACTAAAATAACTCATTTCACTATATTTTAATGGTCTGATAACAATTTCTAAATTATCTTCAATGGTAATTTTATTACTGAATTTTAAACTGCCAAAATAATCAATAATATTACTCAAGGGTAAATCATAATCATTTTCAGTGCCACAATTAGTGCAAGTCTTAGTTACTGTAGCAGTATTGCCAAATGTGGCAATCTTAATACCAGCTAAAATAGAATCAACGTCAATGACTGGCATATTTTTGGCGTCCTTAATATAGGGACAGCAACTTTCTATAATTCTAATAGTGGATTCTCCGTTAAACAATGCATCTGGAGTTTTAACTAATATTTCGTCAATTCCAGTCATGGCCAATATGGGAAAATTACTATGATCTCCTATCAAAGTTCCTGGTTCGTAATAAAGTCCTTTACTAGGTAAGTTAATAAAGATTTTAGGTTGTCTGAAATATTTTTGCAGAGGGTTGTTCATGGTGGCAGCTCCAATAATTTTGAATATTTATACTAGCATAAAATGGGGTCGATTAAAAATTTACCATATTTTGGTAACTAAATAAACTTATGAAAATCATAGAAATTGTCAAAGAAGCACCAACCTTTGCTGAAAGAAACCCTGTAATTGCTGGAAGAACTAGCATTGAGCAAAAGTATTTTAGTAAAATTCTTGGTGGGCCAATATTATTAACGTTCTTTCAATTTCTAGGAGTAGTCTATTTTATCAATGATTTTATCAAACAAAAAGACAAACTCAATAATGATTTTAATCAATTTAAAAAATCTAATGGTGATGTTCCTAAAAATAATATGTTTAGTGGCAGTGCATCTATTCAAGAAGCACAGACAAAATATTATGAACAAATGGAACAACTGGTAGGTAAGGTTGCTGCTTCAGTAGTATTAGCATGGTCAAGAGGGGGATTTAGAAAAATACTTGGCGGAGTACAAATTTTGCTTAGATTTATTCCAGTTGTTGGTTGGATTCCGGCAACTATTGTAGGCATATTTAAGTATGTTCTTACCTTGTCTCCTGCACTTACACTGTTATGGTTTGAAAAAAGCAATGACTTTCTAACACAGTTTGTTAAAAAAATATTATATTCTTTAGTTGGGTGGCCAGCAACAGAGGGTTGGAACACAATTGTGTCACTGGGTGCCGATGCATTAAAAGCTGTAGGTATTGACAAAATATTTGGCAAGTCAGTGGACCAAACTAAGAAAGATTTGACAATACCTACAGATCCTAATGGTTTACATGGTCTGCTTTATGGTGCTAATGGTACTTTTGATAGCCCTAAAGGTATTAGAGTTGGGGATGAAATTGCCACTGATAAAGATGGTTATTTAACTATAGAACCACAGTTTTATTATCTGCCTTCGGTAAAAAACACAGTATCATTGGATATTGCAAATGGCAAAGGCAATCCTTTAGATAAGATTCCTAAAAGACCTGGTGCCATATATCCTGTTTGGACTGGTTATAATGATCAGTTTAATACTCCTGATGGGTTCATAGCGCAATGGGAAAAATTCAAAGGTAAAAAATAATGGCTGACAGTGTCAATTTATCAGATGAAAGCATACAACGACTAGCAAAAGCTATTGGCGGAAGCCGTAATACTGGCAGCGGACCAATTGACACAAAATCATCTAATGCTGCACTTACTGCTTTTGAAGGCTATTTGACTAGATTGCCTGGCCCCATGGGCAATGCTGCAAAGGCTTTTATAGATCTAAGTCGAGATATTGCTTCTGGCATGGAGACATGGCAAAATATCAGTAAAACTGGTATAAGTTTTGGCAACAGCATAGTAGACATGCAGGCCGCTGCAAAAGGTGCTAGAATTAGCCTAGGTGAGTTTAATGAAATTGTCACACAAAATAGGGCTAGTCTAGCTGGATGGGGCGGAAGCATCGACAAAGGTGCTAAAGAATTTGCCAGAGCCAGCAAGTTAATGTATGATGAAAGTGCTGGAGCTGTAGACCAATTAAGAAATATGGGTTATGCTAATAAGGATCTTAATGAGATATTAGCATTACAAATGAGCGCAATTGGTAACAGTATGCGAGCTGGCAAGGAAAAAGATGAAATGGCCATTAAAGGTGCTATGGAATTAGCAACAGAAATGGATTTAATGGCCAAGATGACTGGAAAAAGTCGTGAAGAGCAGATGGAGTCTGCTAAAAAGTTACAAGCTGATCAGGCCTATCAAGCTAAGATAGCCCTACAAACTCAGGGCATGAGTGATAAAGAAGCTGCTGAATATAAGAAAAAAATGGCAGAACAGTATGCCAAAGCAGAGGCTTTGGGTCAGGGCCAGATGTTCAAAGAGCAGTTCTTATATGGAACTGTGCAGTCCAAAGAAGCGGCTATGCAATTGGCAGCCAGTGGGAAACAAGGTTTGGCCACAGTAGAACAGGCCAACCTTGCGAGAGCAGGTAGATTTAAAGAAGCTGATCAAAAAGCTGCTGAAGCACAGGAAGAAGCTGCCAAAAACAGTAAAGATTCTGCTCATTTACAAATGAGAGTATTATCTGGCGTAACTGGAGATTTTGGCAGAGCAGTGGCTCAAACATCCAAAGACACAGAAGCTTTATCCAAAGGAGTTGAAGCAACTAGAAAACAAATGGAAGAAGAGCTTGGTAGACCAGTGACCACTGAAGAAGCCAGAAAAAGATATGAAGATAACGCCAAAGAAGAACAAAAGGCTTCTGATGGAGCAACCAAAGCAGTTGTGAATTTTGATCAAAGAATGAAGGATGTAAATGCAGCAATGATGAGTGGACTTGTTCAACCTTTGGTTAAAGAAGTTAGTCCTGCATTAAAATCATTAGCTGAAAACGTTCTTGGCGCAAGTGGTGCAGCTAAAAAAATGATTACTGCTGGGGAGAACGCAGGCAAGGAAGGATTTAAGGCAGCTAGGGAAGGCAAATCACCAGAGCAAGTAGCTAAAGAAAATCCATTAGCATTACCAACATATGGTGCTGGCAATGTTGCTAAATTTGTTAATAGGGTTGCTGCGCCAAATTCAAATGAAAAGCCACCTGGAACTAGAGAAGGCGGAACTTTAGAAAAAACTGGCAGTCCAATAGAGCCTATGGATGCACTAGTTAAAATTCACAAAGATGAAACTGTGTTAGATCCTGATTCTACTAAGAAATTGGCTCAACAATTATCAGATAATTCTAAATTAGATATCAAAGGTATGACTGGTGGATTTGGTGATGCTGTTAAAAACATGCCTAAAGCAGATGCAGGTAAGATTGATATCAAAGGCATAACTGGTGGATTTGGTGATGCTGTTAAAAACATGCCTAAAGCAGATTCAGCCAAAATGCCTGGTATTGATATTAATAAAATACTCACAGACATTAAAACCACAGTTAGTAAAGTAGAAGTTACTAATTGGCCAAAAGAAATTACAGACTTAAAAAAACTTACACCAGTTCAAACTCAGCCTGCTCCAACAGCAAAGCCAGCAGAAACAAAATCAGAGCCTAAAGTATCACAGCCAACAGCAGCACCAACAGCAGCACCAATAGCGGCTAAAAAGGAAGATAACAAAACACAAGCTGATACAGCATTTCAAGAAAAAATGTTATTAAACACTCGTAATATGAGCGAGAAGGATGCTGCTGAATATAAAAAGAAAATTGCAGAGGAGTATCAAAAAGCTGAAGCCGCTGGGTTAGGACAATTATTTAAAGAGCATTTTTTAAATGCTAAAGAGCTTTCAAAGGAAGCACAGGAAAAAATAGCTGCTGCTACTATTCAGTCAAATAAAGAAGTTGCTGTAGCAGTTAAAAAAGATTCTGCAGACACTGATAGTAAAAAGTTAGAGGCTTACACTATTAAAGCTGGCGACAATTTAACTAAAATTGCCAAAGCAGCAGGGGTGTCCATTGAGGACATAATGAAAGCTAACCCACAGATCAAAGATCCAAATAAGATTTTTGCTGGGGCTAAGATTGAAATTCCTAGAATTAAAAAAGAAGAGCCTAAAAAAGAAGAACCTAAAAAAGAAGAATCTAAAAAAGAACAAACTACTGAGAAAGTTTCTAATGATATAAAAAATGTTATCCCCGTAAATGAGTTTGCTGGATTGGATGAAGCTATTGGCGAGCAACTGTTGAAAAACATGGATCTTGGTCCCAAATACAGTGAGCAAGTTAGTGAGGATATTAATAGCACTTTACCAGGTGCTAGTGATTCAGATATGAAATCTGTTGCTGCACAGGACAATATAGACAAGGCCATAGCAAGGCAAAAAGAAGCACAGCAAAAGTTAAATGATTTACTAATGGGAGCCAGTGAAGAGGATATTGGTGAGCAATATGAAATTTATGCTCAAGAACTAAAAGAAGCTAACGAGAACTTGACCAAAGTAGTTGACGAATCAATGAGTGACTTAATTGGTACCGTTGAGTATTCAAGTGATAATTTAGCCAATGTCAGTGAGGATATTAACAAAACAGTGCCAGGTGCTAGTGATTCAGACATGAAATCTGTTACTGCACAGGACAATATAGACAAGGCCATAGCAAGACAAAAAGAAGCACAACAAAAATTAAATGATCTGTTTAATGAAGCCACTGATGATGATTTAAATGAACAATATGAGATACTTGCTCAAGAACTAAGTGATGCTAATGAAAATTTAGCCAAAGTAGTTGACGAATCAATGAGTGACTTAATTGGTACTGTGGAAAGTTCAAGTATCGATTATAGTGATTCTTTAACGCAGGTTAGTTCAGATATTGATAATGCGTTACCAGATGAGTTTAGTGGAGTAGATGAAGCTATTGGTGGCCAAATGTTGGGAAATATGGATCTTGGCCCCAAATATAGTGAACAAGTTAGTTCAGATATTGATAGTGTAGTTCCAAGTACAGATGCTAGTGATGCAGACATGAAATCTGTTGCTGCACAAGATAACATAGACAAGGCCATAGCAAGGCAAAAAGAAGCACAACAAAAATTAAATGATCTGTTTAATGAAGCCACTGATGATGATTTAAATGAACAATATGAGATACTTGCTCAAGAACTAAAAGAAGCTAACGAGAACTTGGCCAAAGTAGTTGATGAATCGTTTAGTGATCTAGTTGGTGGAATGACTGAATCAAGTGCTGGGTTTACTGACAATACAGATCAAATCATGGCTGACATAAAACAATCTATACCAGGGCCTACTGATGCAGCAATGAAGTCTACTGAAGCACAAGATAATATAGACAAGGCCATAGAAAGACAAAAAGAAGCACAACAAAAACTAAACGATTTGTTAATGGGTGCTAGTGAGGAAGATATAGGTGAGCAGTATGAGTACTATGCACAGCAACTAAGCGAGGCTAATGAAAATCTAGCCAAAGTAGTTGATGAATCATTTGGTGATCTAGTTGGTGGATTAACTGAATCAAGTGATGATTTTACTGACAATACAGAAAAAATCATGGCTGATATAAAGGATTCTATACCAGGACCTACTGATGGAGAAATGAAAGCAGTAGAAGCACAGGATAACATAGATAAGGCCATAGCAAGACAGAAAGAAGCACAACAAAAACTAGATGATTTATTAATGGGCGCCAGTGAGGAAGACATAGGTGAACAATATGAGATACTTGCTCAAGAACTAAGTGATGCCAATGAAAATTTAGCCAAGGTAGTTGACGAATCAATGGGGGATTTAATTGGGGGTCTGTCAGATTCCAGTACTGATTTTACTGATAATACAGATCAAATCATGGACGATATAAAAAAATCCTTACCAGAGCCACCCAGTGTAATGGATGAATTTGGCGGAGTAGATGAAGCTATTGGCGAGCAAATGTTACAGAACATGGCTCCTGAACCCAAGTATAGTGATCAAGATACAGCAGCAAGAACCACAGAAGATATTAAACAAGAGCAACCTGATACTCTTGACAGGTCTAAAATATCTTTTGGTAAAGTAAGTAAAATTGGTGCTAATGGTATGCCAATTTTAGCTGAGCCTAAAGCAGATAACAAAGCGTTACCTAAGGTCAAAGGCAAAGAAGATACCAGTGTCGACGATGCTGAAACAGCCAAACTTAAAAGGCAAGCAGCAGCTAAAACTGCTCAAGAAGAAAAAGATAAAACTGGTGGCAAATCTAGTGATAAAGCTGAGGCAAAAAGCCTAGACGACGTAGTAAAAACCTTAGAAAAATTAAATACTGCTATGGAAAAACTAATTGCAGTGAACAATACAAATGGTGCATTAATAAAAGATCAAATTAAAGCCACTAAATCAGTTGCATCAGCAGCTAGTGGAAACTTACATGGGATGGCTTAATGAGTTGGCGTAGATACTTTACCCCTGCCCCTACTTCCAGTAATCTTTCTGGTAATAACAGTCCTGTAGGAAATGGCAGTAAGGCTGGTCCTGCACGTAGTAATTATAGTAGCTATTTACCAGACATTTATGTGGGCAGTCCTAATAGAATAGAACGTTATATGCAATATGATACTATGGATATGGATCCAGAAATCAATGCAGCATTGGATATTCTAGCAGAATTTTGCACACAGAAAAATAAAGAAAACAACACAACTTTTCATCTCAGTTTTAAAGATAAAGCTACTAATTCAGAGATACGAGTACTAAGAGAATACGTACAGCAATGGTTTAAAGTACAACAATTTGACACAAGATTTTTTCGTATAGTACGTAATACTTTTAAGTATGGCGATGCATTTTTTATTAGAGATCCAGAAACACAAAAGTGGTTTTATATAGATCCTAGTAAATTAGTCAAGGTCATTGTAAACGAAAGTGAAGGTAAAAAACCTGAACAGTATATAGTCCGTGACCTAGCACCTAATTTCCAAAATTTAGTAGCCACACAGATTCAAACCAGTCCACAACAGACTAATAATAGAGGCAGTAATTATATTGCAGGCGGCGGACAAACTAGAGGAGCCACAGGTGCGTATCCCACTCAGTATGGAGATAGATTTCATATTGGTGAAAATGAAATGGCTATTGACGCTGCTCATGTAGTGCATTTAAGTTTGAGTGAAGGTCTTGACAACAATTATCCATTTGGCAATAGTTTGTTAGAGCAAGTGTTCAAAGTATACAAGCAAAAAGAATTATTAGAAGATGCTATTCTAATCTATCGTATTCAACGAGCACCAGAGCGTAGAATATTTTATATTGATGTGGGTAACATGCCCAGTCACATGGCCATGGCCTTTGTGGAACGTGTTAAGAATGAGATACACCAACGTCGTATCCCCAGTCAAAGTGGCGGTGGTATGAACGTTATTGACAGTGCCTATAATCCGTTAAGTATCAGTGAAGATTATTTCTTCCCTCAGACTGAAGGCGGTCGTGGCAGTAAAGTCGACACATTGGCTGGTGGCACAAACTTAGGTGAGATTGATGACCTTAAATACTTTACGAACAAACTTTTTAGAGCTCTTAGGATTCCTAGCAGTTACTTACCTACTGGTGCGGACGACAGTCAGGCACAATACAACGACGGAAGAGTAGGCACTGCTTACATTCAAGAATTACGTTTTAATAATTATTGTATACGTTTGCAGACGTTATTGACCAATGCATTTGATCAGGAATTCAAACGTTATTTGTATAGTAAAGGTATCAATATTGATACTAGTTTGTTTGAGATACGTTTTCAACCACCTCAAAACTTTGCTAGTTATCGTCAATCTGAAGTTGATGGACAGAGAATTAATACATTTAATACTATACAGGCTATTCCCTATATCAGTAAGCGTTTTGCTTTGAAAAGATTCTTAGGGCTTAGTGAAGAAGAGATGGCAGAAAATGAAAACTTATGGAAGCAGGAAAAAGGCATGAGCAATATTACTGGTACAGATGCCAGTGGTGAGTTGCGTAGTGCAGGTGTTAGTGCTGCTGGCATCGACAGTGATTTGGAATTAAACAGTGACACTAGTGCCCCAGAAGATATGCAACAGGCAGCTGGCGGTATGCCCCCAGGAGTTGATACTGGCATGGGAGCAACTGCCCCGGCAGCAGCACCTCCAGTTTAATAAATAGATATATGATACTAAGAGAGTTATTCTACCTCAATCCAGAAACACAAAAAGTTGGCAACGATTTTAGGTTTGATTCGGCGCGGGATGTTGAAGAGCTCTTGCGTAGTGACACAAGAAAAACTAGACTCACTTTAAAACAGATAAATGATTTAAGGAAGAGTTCGGAAGCGCATATTTTAGAAATGGAAGAAGAACTTACATTTGTTCAAAGTATGTATGGGGCCGAACCTGCAGCGCCAGCAGCTTAAATTATAAAGGATTAAAGATGGATTGGAATCTTAGTTTACATGGCATGATTAGCCAGCAGCATAGAAATTTTATACCTGTTTTTGAAAAGTTTTTTGCACAGGTAAAACCAGCAACCATTGTTGAAATTGGTACAGGACAAGGCGGTACAGCTATGTCCTTAAATAACATTTTAAAAGCGTTAGATTACCCGTTTACCTATTTTAGTTATGATGTTCATGTCTTAGGGCAATATGCACAATTGACTGAAGCTGGAATTAACATGCGAATTTGTAATTTATTTAATGATGATTATCAAAGTATTCGTGATAGTAATTATGATGAAATTAAAAATAATATTCAAAGACCAGGTACCACAGTATTGATGTGTGATGGTGGTAATAAAATCAATGAAGTCAATTTGCTAGCAGATTTGCTCAAGCCAGGTGATTTTATCATGGCACATGACTATAGTGAAAGTAAAGAGTATTTTGAAAAATATATTACACCTAATGAATGGTTATGGTGTGAGATTACTTTTGCAGACGTAAAGGAAGCATTGGATAGAAATCGTTGTGTTCCTTATATGCAAGATGAATTTCAGTCTGTTGTTTGGATGTGCAGACGTAAACCTTTATGAAAAGAAGTTTTGTGTTTGGCAACGGTCGAACACGACTTAACATGGGATTTGATGAAGTTAGACCATATGGATTAATCTATGCCTGTAATGCAGTTTATAGGGATTACAGGCCAGATTATCTTGTAGCTGTAGATAGTAAAATGGTCAATGAGATAAACGAAAGTAAGTATCAGTTAACTAATCAAGTATGGACCAATTATATCCCAAGTTATAAAAATTATGAAAAATTCAATTACTTTGAGCCTAATTTAGGTTGGAGTAGTGGACCGACTGCATTAAATCTAGCTACTAGTCATAGACCTAATGAGGTCTATATTTTTGGATTTGATTACGAAGGGCTCAAAGGCAAACTCAATAATGTTTATGCCAATACAAACAATTACAAAAAGAGTTCAGACCCAGCTACCTATCATGGTAACTGGCTTAAACAAACTGAAAAAATAATAAAAGACAACCCCACAGTAAAATATTATAGAGTCAATGTGGAGACTTTTTTCGATCCATCTTGGCGTTATGATAATTATAAAAGAATATTTTTTAATGAATTTAGGGATATAATGTCCAACTGGGAAAAAATACGTTAAAATCATACCATTATCAACCAATTTTTACAGTTATATGTAAATATACTTGACAGCTCATTACCTATAGGAGAACAAAATGACAGATCGTTCAAAATTCGAGCAGATGCTTGAGCACCTTATCAATGACAATGAGGCCAAAGCACGTGAATTATTTCATGACATCGTAGTAGCTAAATCCCGTGAGATTTATGAGAATCTATTAGCCGATGACTTTGAAGAAACAGAAGAAGGCATGGACGGCGAAATGCCAATGGAGCCTGAAGAAGCCATGGGCGGTGACGAAACCGATGACATGTTAGGCGATGTTGAATCAGATGATGACATGGGCGGTGACGAGTTTGGTGGCGATGACATGGGCGGTGATGAGTTCGGCGGCGATGACATGGGCATGGGCGGCGAGGAAGAATTAGGTGATCGGTTAGATGACCTAGAAGCAGAATTAGAGGCTCTTAAGGATGAGTTTGAAAGCTTAATGGGCAGTGAAGAAGGTGAAGAAGGCGGCGACGACATGGGCGGCGACGACTTCGGCGGTGAGGAAGAAGGCGAGGAAGAGGAAGAAGGTGAGGAAGAAGGTTACTATGAAGGCCATAGTGATGAAGACGAAGATGATGAAGACAAACTAACTGACGAAGACTTTATTCGTGAGTACGTAGAAAAAGTCGGCGGCGGCAAGGACTATACTAGCTTTGGTAAAATGGGCGATGACGGTGTAAACACCAAGTCAATCGTAGCTGGTAAGAATGACATGGGCGGCACAGCTAAGAATTTAAATCAAGGCGGTACAGAGACTCCAACATTTGCCAATCAAGGACAATTGAAAGGCACTGGTGTATTCAAAGGCGGCAAGCCACAACTACAAGATGGCGGCAATATCAATGTTCCAGGTGGAAAAGCTGGTAAGACAGCATTTAAGAAGAAAGAGCCAGGACATGGGGCTGAGAAGAAGAGCACAGGTGACAATGGTGACAGAAGTGCTGACAGTCCAATCAATGGCGCTCCAGGTAGAGCAAAGTAAACATATAGATGAACTACTTACGTGAAAATCTCAGTTTCGACCAAGCCCGTATGGTGGTCGAATCTGACGGCCAAGACGGCAAAAACCTTTACATGAAGGGTATCTGCATTCAGGGAGGCATCAAAAATGCCAACCAGAGAGTATATCCTGTAGATGAAATTGAAAGAGCTGTCAAAACTTTGAATGATCAAATTACAGGCGGATATAGCGTTTTGGGCGAAGTAGATCATCCAGATGACTTAAAGATCAATTTGGACCGTGTGTCACACATGATTACTGAAATGTGGATGGACGGTCCAAATGGTTATGGAAAATTCAAGATATTGCCAACACCCATGGGTCAACTAGTGCGAACTATGTTGGAAAGTGGAGTCAAATTGGGAGTATCTAGCAGAGGTTCTGGCAATGTCAGCGGTGATGGTACTGGCAAAGTCAGCGATTTTGAGATCATTACAGTAGATGTAGTGGCTCAACCTAGTGCTCCTGGAGCATATCCCACACCAATTTATGAACATATCATGAACGCTAGAGGTGGCCATAATGCTTTACGCATAGCGAAAGAGGTCAAGGGTGATCCAAAAGCACAAAAATACATCAAAGAGAGCTTATTATCAATAATAAGCAAACTCCACTAAAAGGAGAATCACATGTTGGACGTATTGAAAGGCTTATTTGAAAACAATGTGGTTAGTGAGAGTGTTAGATTACAAATTGAAGAGGCTTGGGAGGCTCGCATTGCCGAGAACCGTGAACAAGTGACTCAACAACTTAGAGAAGAATTTAGTCAACGCTATGACCATGACCGTCAAGTCATGATTGAAGCAATCGATCGTATGATCGGTGATCAGTTGGCTCCTGAAATTGCTGAGTTTGCTGAAGATCGTGCTCAACTTGCCGAGGCTAAGGCCAAGTATGCAGTTAAAATGAAACAAGACAGTGCAAAATTAAAAGAATTCGTTCTTAGAAGTTTAGCTGGCGAAGTGAAAGAATTGCATGAAGATCAAAAGGTCATGGCCGGTAAGTTCTTTAAGTTAGAAGAATTTGTAGTAGAAGCACTTGCTAATGAAATTGCGGAATTTTATGCAGATAAGAAAGATCTAGCAGCTACCAAGGTCAAGTTGATCAAGGAAGGTCGTGTTGCATTAGATCAAATGAAGAAACAATTTGTCAAACGTGCTGCCGTAATGGTTGAAGGTTTAGTTACTAAGAACTTGAATAGAGAATTAGTACAACTAAAAGAAGACATCGAAGCAGCAAGAAAGGCAGATTTTGGACGTAGAATATTTGAAGCATTTAGTAATGAATATCAAGCTAGTTACTTGAATGAGAAATCAGAAACAAGTAAATTGCTCAAGGTCGTTAATAAAAAGGACTATGAGATTGCTGAAGCACATACTGTACTGTCAAAGGCTCAAAAGGTCATTGAAAGCAAACAGACTGAAATTCGTGTATTAAAAGAAAATATTCAAAGAAAAGCAATCATGAGTGAGCTATTGGCTCCATTGAACGCAGAACAAAAGGGAATTATGAGCGAGCTTTTGGAAACTGTTCAAACTCAGAGATTGAATGAAAGTTTTAATAAGTATTTGCCAACCGTTATTGACGGTGGCGGTGCTCCAAAAAGAAGACAGGCACTTGTAGAGGCAAAAGAAATTACCGGTAACAAAGTTACCAAAGAGACAAAACCAAACAGCAGCGAGCCCGATAGTAACATCGTTGATATCCGTCGCCTGGCTGGACTATAATTAAGGAGATTATACAATGTCACAACTACTAACAAGTCGTTGGCAGGAGACTAAAGAGGCCCTATTAGAAGGTCTTCAAGGTACAAAGAAATCAGTGATGGGTGTTACTTTAGAAAATACACGTAAGTATTTGGCAGAGAGCGCAACAGCTGGTGGTACCTCTGCTGGCAACGTAGCAACACTAAACCGCGTGATTCTTCCAGTAATCCGTCGTGTTATGCCAACCGTTATCGCTAACGAGTTACTAGGCGTACAACCAATGACTGGACCAGTTGGTCAAATTCATACTCTACGTGTTCGTTATAGCGACAGCGTCAATGCCAATGGCGACGTTGTTGGTGTAACAGCAGGTGAAGAGGCACTAAGCCCATTCAAGATTGCTGAGCAGTATTCCGGTGCTAACACTGGTAAGGCTGCAAGTACAGCAGCTCTTGAAGGCGTAGCTGGAAAGCGTATGAGCATTCAAATCCTCAAGCAAACAGTTGAAGCTAAGACACGTAAGCTATCAGCTCGTTGGACATTTGAGGCAGCTCAAGACGCACAAGCTCAACAAGGTATTGACATCGAAGCTGAAATCATGGCAGCTCTAGCACAAGAAATTACTGCTGAGATTGACCAAGAGATCCTAGCAAGCCTAAATAGCTTGGCAGGTACAGCAGCGTTGACATACAACCAAGCACAGGTCAGTGGTACAGCCACATTCGTTGGTGACGAACATGCTGCTCTAGCAGTTCAAATCAACCGTGTTGCTAACATCATTGCACAGCGTACACGTCGTGGCGCTGGTAACTGGGCAGTTGTAAGTCCATTTACACTAACAATTCTACAAAGCGCAACAACATCAGCTTTTGCACGTACTACTGAAGGTACATTCGAAGCTCCAACAAACACCAAGTTTGTTGGTACACTAAATGGCGCAATGAAGATTTATGTTAACACATATAGCCAAGATAGTGCTGATATCCTTATTGGATACAAAGGTACAAGTGAAAGTGATGCAGCAGCATTCTATTGCCCATACATTCCATTGATGAGCAGTGGTGTTGTACTAGATCCAACAACATTCGAACCAGTCGTAAGCTTTATGACACGTTATGGATATGTTGAACTAAGCAATACAGCAAGTTCTCTTGGTAACGCAGCAGACTACCTAGGTAAGGTAGCTATTAATAGCGGAAACGTCAAGTTCAGTTAATCTGCACTAGTTATTTTAGAGTAACTTTAAAAGGCACTATTCGTAGTGCCTTTTTTATGACTGAATAAATATCTGCATGATAATAGAATTACATATTTTTACAAATTCCACAGTACATGCACCGTCAACTACACATATTGAAAATACCTATAAGTCATTTATGGATACTTTCAAATTTAAAGTTAAAACCACAGTTTGGTGTGATAGAAATCCTAATGTGGAAGCATCAGAAGAATATCTTAACAATTTAAAAAAAATATTTCCCATAGTTAATCATGAGATTGGTGGCATGAGTCATGGCTATCATTTAGCTGCTAGAAATAGCAATGCTGAATTTATGTTTATGTTAGAGCATGACTGGGATTTTCTTGCTAAAAATATAAATCATACATTGCTACAAATTGTAAATGGCATGCGTAAGGATAATATTTTACATTTGAGATTCAATAGAAAAGAAGAAGGCAATCGAGATGATGAAATAGCATCTCGAGGCATGGATTTAAATGTGGTAGAAGTCAAAGGAAGTGTTTTTGATTTTTGTATGACTGACTGTGTTAGTAATAATCCTCATATCATTAATAGACAACGTTGGTTAGATGAAGCAACAAAACATACCAAATGGGTAAGATTTGGTGGTTCATATGGTTTAGAAGAATATTTAACGGCTAGCCCAATTCGTGGTGCTATGTATGGTCCACTAGGTCACCCACCCACAATATATCACACAGACGGCAAACATCTAACTAGACAGTATTGATAAATAAATTGTCTAGATATATTATGGGGTTCCCGCCCCGTAGGCCTAGAACGCCATTAACAGGAGAAAAAAAATGGGACGTCCATTAAGTAAAGATGTAAACGGTGTCAAGGTAATTGGCACATACACAGGTGATGCAGGCATCAGAGTAGTAGGCAAGTTTGGTGGTACAGTTAATACTGACTACTATATTGTCAAACAGCGTGGCGCTAAAACTTATGTGGTTACAAGAGATGGCACAACTTATCAAACTGGTGTATTAGCATCAAGTATTGTTAATAATGGTGACATTTTAATCACAGGCTCCACTGATAGTGGAAAAACACCTACACTAGGTGCTACACCATCAGCAGGATCAATTGCCATTGCCAAATTAACTAAGAGATTGGCCACTGATTTTAGTTCAAATACTTACACATGGTATTTGAGTAATTATCAAGATAGCACAGGCGACTTTATTGTGTTAACTCCAACGACCTAATATGTCAAAAGTTCTAAGAATCCAAGAAGGTGGTTATAAAATTATTGCCAAAAATGGCAGTGAGATCAAACTTGATACTGGGCAAACAGGTCAGGTTACCATTATTGGAAGTTTAAATGTCACTGGCGTTGCCAATTATGTCAATGTTACTGACATGCAGGTTGAAGATAATATCATTGAACTAAACAGAGGTGATAAAGGCACCAATGGAATTTCTAGAACTTTGAACGATGGCCAAGCTGGCATAATGATTCAAAGAGGTGTCAACCCAGACAAATATGCGGCTCAAATGTTTTTTGATGAAGAAATAACACACTATAATCCAGTATTAAGTACTAGGGTTGATGGAAGTTTTGTATTAAAAAATAGCAATAATGATCTTGTTGGACTGCAAATTAATTCTATAACTACTGGCAGTAGTTATAGAAACTTCAGTAGCTTGGTATTTGATTTGGGCGATCAAGGTGTATTATCTATAAAAATAGATCCTACAAGTAATCCATATCAAGATAGAATAGATGAAGGTAATGATATTCCAAATTTGGCCTATTTAAGAAACTACGTTGCTGCTGAAGCAGGTAACGCTCTTATTGAAAAAATGTACAGATATAAAAATGTTGGTGGATCATTTATCAAGACCAATACTGGTATACAAACTTATGATAAACAGGCGGGAGATGCAAATACTGAGGTGCAAATTTCAGTTTCTGATCTTGCAACAACACTTAAAAAAGTTAAGTTTATTGTCAACAATGATGGAGTTGTAGTTGGCGATTTAGGTTCGCCAACTACATCAAAAATAAAAATGTCTGGTACGACTATTAGTACAGAAAATACTAATTCAAGACAGAGCTCGCCTTTTATCATAGGTCCATCAGATGGAATAATTAATTTTGAATCAAAAATAACTATAAAGGATATACCATCTGAAGAATCAGATCCAGTATATCTTCAAGGAAAAAGTTTGATATATACAAGAAGTGAACAAAGGACTGGTGGTACTGGAATATATTATGTTAATCAAGGATCTGCAGGTGAATTGATCAGTGCTACTAAGGCATTAGTTTACGGATTAATATTTTAAGGAATAAAAATGACTTTAAAAAGTACGATTCTTAGTGATCAAACTGATATTGTATTACAGGTGGCAAATGGTCAGCAATATGCTATTACCAGTATGTTTTTTTGTAATACCACTTCTCATAATACCACTATTCAAGTACATCTTGTAACTGGTGGTAGTACTTTTAGTGATTATAATAAAATTATCAGTGATTTATTGATTGCCCCTGGAGATACGTTTACTTTTGATACTGAAAAAATCATTTTAGATTCAGGAGACTCAGTGCAAGCTAAGTCAGACCCAACTGCTAGTATTAGTGTTACATTGAGTTACGTTAGAGTTGCATAATGAAATTTTTAAAAACTTATAAGATTAATAATAAAAAAGCAAAAGATCTATCTGTGACCTATAGAGCAGATCAGCAAATTATTATGAGCTCTACAGTTAGCTTGGCCTTGCCAATTGGTACAGGAGATCCAAATGAACCACCAGGTACTGCACTAAATCAAAGACCAAATATCCCATATAATAACAGCGGATTGTTGAGATACAATACTACTACTCGAGCCTTAGAAGTTTTGCAAGAAGGTATCTGGTATGCGTTAAAAACTAAAACTCCAGCAGCTATTGTACAACAAATTTTTACACCTCCTCCTGATGTTGAATTGGCTGGTGTTACTTATGTTGATGGAGAAGAAATATATTTTGGGCCGTTAATTGGTCAGAATGATCAACAACCAGTTGGTCCTAAAAATATATTAGTCTATGTGGAAAACGTTCCGCAAATGGCCTATGCCAATTATGATCTAATACAAAGTGATGATATTCAAGCTCAACCAGGTAAATTTTATCCTGCAGGAGTGTATTTGAGATTCAGCAGCCCACCGCCCATGGGAAAAAATATCTACGTTTTACACGGGTTTGATTGAGTTTTTTTGTATTTTGATAAATAAAAATGAGCAGTCAGAATTGGTCTGATTGATCTATTATACTGTGGTAAACCAGCAAAGAACTCGTAAGAGGTGTGAATTTGGTTAACCGTGAAACACGGGGTATAGGGGAGCAGTATGGCCGTTGGTCGTATTTCAGGGCAGCTCTTAAAGGACAATTTGCTCCGTGATGGAACAAATTTACGCTTTGAGAATGACTTAATTTATCTGCTAGTCAGCGACGCTGATGGAGCCAACCATAAGGTTGGAATTAAGACTGCAAATCCAGCCTATACACTAGACGTAAATGGAACAACAAGAAGTACTAATATTTTAGGTACTACTTTTGAAGTTGGCGATATCCATATTGAAGATAACATTATTAATAGTACAGCAGGTGCTTTAGTTTTTGAAGCTGCTACTACTAACGATGAAATTATATTTAATAATAATGTTTTAATTAATGGCAATTTACATGCCACAGGTGCTATCACAGCAGATGGTGATTTAACTCTAGGCGACGCCAATACTGATAATATTGTGTTTAACGCTGATATTAATAGTGATCTAATACCTAATACAGATAATGCTTTTGATTTAGGATCATTAACACAATCATGGCGCAGAATTTATGTAGATAATATGAGATTGGGTGATCCACAAATCACCGATGAATATAATTTTGCTCAAACTAGCATAGTAGGATCAGGCACACTGCCAGCTAAAACATTTACTGGTATTGCAAATGCAAGTAATTATACAAAAATCAATAATACCAACACTGATGGTCATTTAGCTCTTAGCTCAAACGGTGTTGGACTTATTGAATTAGTTAATGATACAAGAGTACATCAGGATTTAAACGTATTAGGGGATATTGCCACAGACAATGCCAATTATATTCTACTAGGTGATCCAGAATATGGTATCTTAGATGGCGCTATTGAAATGACACCACAAACTAGTTTAACTGATGGGGTTGCCCAGCTAAATCTTACTTTAACTTTATTAGTACCTCCAGCACCGCCATCCTTTCCTAATAATCAACTACTTCAAGTTCAAAATTTATCATATAGACTGATTAATTTGTCAGCAGGCAGCCAATTACTTAATGGTAATACGATTACTGCACCTGCCCAAGGAACAATTATCTTAGTAGCTAGGGCAAATTCATTTCAAACCAATGCAATTACAGCAACAGGTCCTGCAAATAGAGGAACAGTCACTGTAAAAAGAAACACTCAAACAACAGTTACAAAATTATTAACATATGGTAATTCAACACAGGTTATTACCACAGTTTTCACATCGACTACATTAGGTAGTCAGGAACTTAGATATACTCAACCCACAGCAGGTGTATTACTTGTGGGATATTTGATTAGAATGGGTGCAGGTCAGTCCTCATTTGGCGGGTTACAGTCTAATGAAACTTATATTATTACTGCTATCAGTAGTAAAGTTATTAAGCTGTCAGCATACGATATGACTACAGGTTCAGTTGGTGCACCTTTTGTAGCCACAAGTACGGCTACAGGTACATTTACTTTTTCATCTATTACTGATGAAGGCAATTACACAGTAACTAATACTACTTTAAATCTCAGTAATAATGTTGCTTATCCGTTGACCACACCTGGATTCCATGAAATTATAGATTATACTGTAAATGGTATTAATGTACCAGCAGGTTGGAACACAGTACAAATTGTTCATAGTGATGCAGGACAGACCAGTATAAGTTTACCAAGCGAAACTAGTCCATCTGTATTTACAGGTTTATGGTATTATGATTCTAGTTCAATATTGGCTCCTGCATTTGGTTCACAGTCATTTACTCTAAAGACATCATCTTTAACTTATTCCAGCACTATTCCTCATTACAATACAGGAACAAAATATCAAGCAGGATTTACAGTCACATGGAATCCTGGTGAAACTGCACATGACTCTTTAAGCTACGAACTAATAAGAACAAGTGCTGTTGGTCCATGGACTAGTGCAGGTAATAAAACTTATTCAAATTTAGGCTATACTTACTTAGGATCAACAACAGCAGTGTCAAATGGTGTTGGTCCTAACAATACAGATTTTACTTTCAATATTATACCAGGATTTGGTGCATGGACTACAACGACCACAGTGCCACAATTTACTGTTGATAACAGTTATAGTAGTGCTAGTTCATCATTGCCAGCATTAAATGCCATCGTATTATATAAAACAGGTACTACAAGTAGTACTAGTTTCCTAGATGAAGCCAATATCTTTTTTACATCAGCAGTTGGCGGAAGCACAACAGGTGCTACAAGATGTGTTAATCCAGATAGCGGAACGGCTAATCAGGATACACCAGTATTCACAGCAGGTAGTACATTATTTAATAGTCAAACTTCGACATTGTTGGCCACAGATGCCACAGTAGTAGGAACAGGATCTGGTGTAAATAGTCTTAAACATGATAGAACAAATTATAGTACAGGGTATTTGCCAGCAGGGCCAAATTTAAGTACTAGAGTAGCTGGCAATTCACAGTATTTTACTTTTAGATTTACTAGATCAGGAGTTAGTAAATTTAGTATTACATATACAACAACCACAGGTGTAGCAGCAATTTTCTGTGCTATGCCAGGAGCAGGCGGTACACAAAGTAGTTTAAATAAATGGTTAGACATGAGGATAGATAATAGTTTGGCTAATGGATGTGCATTAGGGGGTAATATGGATTCTTCAGCCACAGGAACTATAACTTATAATTGTAGTTTTGGAATTTTAAATAGTACCAATGCTACCAATAATGAAATTTGGGTAAGAATTAAATTGAATCAAAATCAAAGTATTACAAGATTGACTTTAGGTGCGAGCACTATTTAATAGGATAAGATAATGGCAGTATCACTCGACACAAAAGTAGATTTATTATTAAAGAAATTATCAGGTCTTAGTAAGACAGATCTCGGTGCGAATAAAAGCCCAAGTAATGAATCTATTCCAAGTCCATCTCTTAACAGAGGTGATACTCAATGGCTAAATTCATACTTAATACCAAGTACTGCCAGTTCAACATTAGGCACTGTAAATGGTTATTTTCAAAATAATAGAATACAATGTACACCTGATACAACTAGTCAACGAATAAACAATGTTTATCCAACATGGAAAACTGGTCTAATAGATTGGATTCCACCTGAGTTTGATTCAGTCAATATTATTAATACATATAGAGTTAAAGTATTTTATGGTAATACAGGTTTAACTGATCCAGAAGCCAGTGGCGGCACACAGATATTTGCTGATGGCAGTTTAGGCCAAGGTGAATGGTTCTTTGATTATCAATCAGGAATATTAAATTTCTTTGGTGATACCCCAATACCAGCAGGCATGACATCAACTCATGTGATCTATGTACTAGGTTATAGATATATAGGCCCAAGAGGATTTAATAGTGTATTCCAAGTAGATACTCCTACAATGAGAGGTAATTTATCATTGCCTAGTTTGATCACACTAAAAGGTGACATTGTAGTAGAAAAGAATCTAACGATCACCGAAGACTTAGAAATACAAGGTGGTGATTTAACTACAAATCAAACAACATTTAATTTATTAAACACCACAGCTACCACGGTTAATTTTGCTGGAGATGCTGTTGAAGTTAATATTGGTAGTGGTGATGGGTATACTAATATTAATAATAATTTAGATGTTGTCGGTGATGTTAATATTGACGGTGGTGATTTAACAACTACTTCATCAACGTTTAATTTATTGCCTGATACAGCAACTACAGTTAATTTTGCTGGTGCTGCTACTGATCTTGTATTGGGTGCTGCAACAGGCACTACTAACGTTCGTAATAATTTAGATGTTGATGGCGATGTCAATATTGATGGTGGTGATTTAACAGTTAGCACAAGTACATTTAACCTAGCTAATACAAATGCTACCACAGTGAATTTTGCTGGTAGTGCAGATAATATTAATATTGGAAGTTATGACGGGTATACTAATATTAATAATAATTTAGATGTTGTTGGTGATGTTGTCATTGATGGTGGTGATTTAATTGCCAGCACAGAAGAATTTAATCTATTAAACACTCCTACTACAAAAACAGTAAACTTTGCAGGCGGTGCAGATAATATTAATATTGGTAGCACTGAAGGCACCACTAACATTAATAATAATTTAGATGTTGTTGGTGATGTACAGATTGATGGTGGTGACTTAACAGTCAGCACAGAAGAATTTAATTTGGCCAATACCACAGCAAGAACAGTGAATTTTGCAGGGGAAGCTAATACAGTTAGTATTGGTAGCAGTGAAGGATTTACCAATGTCAATAACAATTTAAATGTCACAGCTGATGTGTATATTGACGGCGGTGACTTAAAGGCATCAACAGAAGAATTTAACCTATTAAATGACACAACTACTAAGGTTAATTTTGCTGGTGAAGCCACAGATATTCAAATTGGTAGTGATCAAGGCGACACTAATGTCAACAATAATTTAACTGTTGACGGTGTGACAAATGTACAAAAAGAATTAACCGTAGAAGGTGATACCACAGTTAATAGTAAATTGACTGTGGAGGGAATTGTAGACGTTAATAACAGTCTATATGTAACAGGAAATACTGATCTAAGTGAATCATTGACAGTTCAAGGTTCAACATCAGTACAGAAAGAGTTAGTAGTTGAGGGAAATACTCAAATGAACAGAGGTTTATCTGTAGAAGGCGAGCTTAAAGCAGGTAAACTTGTTGATACAATAATCGATTGTGGGGAGTACTAATAAGCAGTAATTTTAGCTTTTTTGGTAAATAAAAAAGTTACGTGAAACTTATTCATTAAATTCAAAAGGGAAATTAGATGAGCACTAATATTAGATTTAAACGCAGTGATATACCAGGAAAAGTACCATCACTAGAGGCATTAGAATTAGGTGAGTTAGCAATTAACAGTGCTGACGGTAAACTATTTACTAAACAAGAAATTAAACAACCTGCAGGGTTTTCAGCTATACAAAAGATTGTTGAAATCGGCGCAACATCAGTACCTAACGTACTTTATGTTAGTAAAAGCGGCGATGACAGCAACAGCGGTAAAACATTGGGGGAGAGTTTTGCAAGCCTAAAAAAGGCTCTGAGTGTTGCGACACCTGGCACGACCATATTTTTAAAGAGTGGGGAGTATATTGAAGATAACCCACTAAGAGTTCCTGCTCGTGTATCAGTTGTTGGCGACAACTTGCGTAACACCACAGTTCGTCCAAAGAACCCAACTAAAGATATTTTCTGGGTTTACAACGGTGCTTATATTTTCTGTATGAATTTCAAAGGACACATTGCTCCTTCAGCTGCGGTCTGTTTCCCACCAGACGGTAGTGCTGGTGAAATTGTAACTTCCCCATACACCCAAGCGGTAACCAGTATCACAACAACTGGTACAGGTATGCGTGTTGACGGTGCTGTAACTACTGGCTTACGTTCAATGGTTGCTGATGCGTTTACACAGTACAACCAAGGTGGTATTGGTATTCACATGTTGAACAGAGGAAACACACAGTTAGTTTCCATCTTTACAATTTGCTGCGATATTTCATTCTTATGTGAAAACGGTGGATTTTGCTCGATCAACCTAAGTAACAGCTCATTTGGTAACTACGGTCTAGTAAGTCGTGGTGCTAGTGAAATTTTATATCGTGGTGTTGTTAAGAAGTCAGCAGGACG